CGGCGGTTGGAACATCTTCGTTAAGTAAGCAGCCTCGCTTTTGTCCTTCAGTGATCGTGTGTAGAAGTCTGCTTGTAGCACGGTCACCATAAGCCCACGGGTAAGGCTGAACGCCATCTCCGTTTTGATCTCGAACCATGCCAACCGCAGAAGATACGAGCATTGTCGCAAGCCATTTAGCCACCATGTTTGAAGGTAGCTTGTTGCCTAGACCAGTCTCAACCAGGATTGGGTTTGGGTCATCAATAAGAGCAAACAGTGGTGTGAGCCAAAAGTGCTCTGCGTCAGGACCCGTAACTGTGACAGGGCCTCTGCTTGCCATGTAGACGGCAGTTCCATTTGGCATATCACCAGGGGACTCAGGAGTCCATCCATGGGGTCTACCAGCAGCCTCATAGCCAAACTGCCTGAATGGCGCGTTAGAGTAGAAGCTGCGACGGTGACCATAGTTCGCCAACACTGAACGGATGTAGTGCGGGGTTAGCTTATGGGTGTGCCTCCAGCCGTAGCTCGATTGTGAGCCAGATGAGCCAGAGTAAGGCGCGATACCTCCTAACATCCAAGACCAAGACCCAACCTCTACGCCCTGAGCGTCAGCCATGGCATTAGCTATAGGATTCCAGTTCTGCAACTGAGGTTTGGCAGTCATGCTATCTGCTTTAATATCGATCACTGTCTCTGGTTTGACAACAGGATCCAAGGCAGCGATTGACTCAAGATTGGAGTCATTAGCATTGAGGATGCTAGCCTCTGGGATGTTTGGTAGTTTGTTACGCATACTATTATATATTATCAGTTTAATTACTCTGGGTTTACTTAATTTCTTTTCCGAGAGCCAATGCAATATCGACTTAAGAATTGTTAGTCCCGTCGCATCTCCCTATATAATAGCATGACCTTTACTAGTTTTAAAGAACAATCTAAAAACGTTAGGCGCGTTGCGTCGTAAGAAAACTTAATCTCGTCACATCCTATATAAGATTACTATGGTACATTATACTTTTCCACCCGGAGCATCCGAAATAGTCTCCGGTGTTGCTGTTCCCGAGTATGTTATAGAAGGGGGAAGGGCAGCGTATGCCTATGATGACTCTACCACGGAGGGTGTAATGTATACCATCCCTAACTTGCCCGCCCTTTCAGGGGCAATGAACTATGAAGTTTTAGGGTATGCGTCTGCGACTGCGGGGAGTGCTCTTTTCAGCATCACCCATTTCAGCTACACTCCTTCCGCTGCTACTAGTGAAGGTAGTTGGCTTACGAGACCTTGGGGTAATACTTCCTCGCTCCTGGTTAGTGCCGCTAGTACGACAGCCAATCTATTATCTAAAGGAACCCTTGAATATACTCCCGTATCAGCTATAACAGGTGATTACTTTGCCTTTAAAATTGAACGGGACCGAGCAGTTGGACTTGATGTGTCTGGGGACTTTAAAATTGTAGGTGTGACACTAACCTTTTAGGATATAATATGGCATCAGTAATTTCTAGATCAACTTTACAGTATTTCGGTAGTGTGGATACTCCTAAATATCCCGAACCTGAATGGAAGTCTAACCCTGATATGACTCAGGTAGTGGATCTTTCCCATGAATTTTGGAAATGGGATACTGGGACCGATAGGCCCATTCCACAAACAGCCTCTGAACAGGCAGCTACGACCGCTGCGAGAGTAGAGGCATCAAGGGATTCAGTAATCCTACTCATTGATGACGTAGAGGGCCTTGAGCGTGCCCAAACATCTCTTCTTGTAAGTGAGTTTAATACTCATTCGGATAAGATTAATGCAATCCTAGATGCGGTAGACGCTGCAACTACCTTTTCCGAACTTAAAACTTCTGTAGCTGCGATTGCAAACCAACCAACCAAGACTCTAAGTCAGTTCAAAACTGATATGAGAGCTAACCTGGGGACATAACCCATGCCGATGACCGTTGGTGGCTCACCAGGAAACTCCCCTGCTAACAACCCCTACAGCCAGATCGCCATGTATTTGGGTGGTCTCGGCACCGTTAGCATGGAGTACTTTACCGTCTCCATATGGCACCGATGGATCACGGAACCCACAGCGGACTCCGCCGCTGCCAAGATCCTTATGATGAGGGGACGCAACGGGTCCGGCGGTACAGCTAATGTCAGAGACGTTTATCTAATTGGTGGAAGCAGCGGGTGGGGGTTGCGTCTCAAAAGTGTCGGTCTCTATACTTGGAATGGGGAATACACTGTCGGCCGGAACACCGGCATCGATGACATAGTCGAAGGCCAGTGGTATCACTATGCGCTCGTCGGTGACGGAGCGAACGGCGTAAAAGTATACCAAGACGGCGTAGAAGTCCTCTCCCAATCCACCTCCCTGATCGGCATGGGAGAAGTAAACTTTATCAGAAGCCCTGGCAATGCATACGATGCAATGGACAGCGAAGGCCAAGTTGCTCACGCTAAATATTGGACCGTTGCGTTGACGCAAGCCGAGGTAGCATCGGAGATGGCTACGGGTGAACCCTTTAGGTTATCGGACATCAAATGCTGGAGGCCGCACCTTGATGACACTAGCGATTACCTGGGGATCTTGAGTAACAGCCAACCGACCCCCGGCACATTCGGTGGTTCAGTGCCCGTTGCATGGCACAGACAAAATGCACTATACGATCTTAGTATAGGAGACGGACCAGCACCATCCTCAGATACTAGACCAATATTCAAAATGGTCCAAGTAAACATGTATAACTGATAATGTTTACTTTACTTCTTTGCCAAGTGCCAATGCGATTAAGATATCAAGCTCATCCGATTCGGTTTGAGCGGCAATCCCAAGTGCTAGTGCAGCAGTCTCTCTAACTTCTTGGTTAAGAGATTTCAAGTAAGGTTTGAATACATCCTTTAGCTTGAACTCTGGGTGATCCATCCCAACCTTTGCCATAGCAATCATGCAAGCAGAGATGATATCTTTGTTGTTAGTAGACTTCATTGCCCTACGAAGGGTTGCGAGGATATCCAACTTATCTTCCTTAGTCGGAGCTAGGCTGTTATGTGCATTCTTTCGCGTGCTACCTAAGTAGAAGTCATCCGATCCTGTTTGAGGACCATCGCTGTGGATAGCCTTCCTTAGATGAATAAAGGGATCCTTGTTAAACTCCCACCAGAACGACCATTGGGTAAGATCAGCACCTAGTCTGGATCCCCTGCCGCCAGTCTGAGGACCTCTCCCAGGTGCTCTTGGCCCAGTAGGACCACCAGTCGCAGGCCCCTGAGGACTGCCTGTAGCAGGCCCTGAAGGTCTTCCTGCGCTAGGGCCAGCAGGACCACCAGTAGCAGGCCCAGAAGGTCTCCCATTACTACCACCGGGACCTGGGGGGACTACATCACCAGGACCGCGATACTGTCCTCCGTGAGCGTGTAACGACGTTACTAGTAAAGCAACACATAATAGTTTTTTTATCATCACTAATTTATATAGGTTATGTTAATCATTAAAATGTAATACGAACCGTATTGATGGTCCTTATCCGCGTCACTTGTTTTGCATTAGAGGGAATATTTTCAAATACATAATCCAGCTAGCACCACTACCTATACAGCCTGCGAACAAAGCACTAAGGAAGGCATTTGTACCATGCTGGTGGAAGGGATCCCAATGTAGCGTTGCCCAAAACACCCCTATCCAAAAGCTTGTACATAGAAAGCAGTTCACAAGTTTGCCTAATAGAGGAACTAGTTTAGTAATAAGATTCCTTACCGGCTCCATGATTGTGCTGTTAACGACAATAGTGGTTGTTCCAAACACAGCCACGATCCAAACTAATACTTCTACTAAATAACTCATTTTGGTAATCCGTTGGTTTTATCCATTGGGAGGGAGCAAGGAATGTCAACATTCCACTCCTTCATAAACTCATCTTTTGCATGATGCCAACCTTCTCTCATCTGCCCATCAGACTCATGCCTAATCATTATAGGCACAACGTAGTTAGAATAACCCTTGTAATGTGCCGTGAATGTCATGTGGATATCATAAAAGTCCCATCCACTAGATAGATAGTCTGGCTTATCTAGCCCTACATCTTTTATTGTCTTGTATGTTGCCGCAATTAAACATCCATCAAGAACTACGACCTGACCTGACTGCCCGAAATAATTAGGACTCATCGTCGCGTCATCTTTACCTTGCCATACAAACCCTCGTGTTTGTCCTGAGTTTCTGGCCGTCCACCAAGCTCCATTCTTCTGGAAGCTAGCGGCACCAGCTACACCTACAAATCCTACCCCAGGCTTTTTTGCAATTTCTATATATTCTTTAAACTTGTCTGGGGTGGACAGGATCTCTACATCATCATGTATGAACACCACAATATCGTCATCAGTCAAGAATGACCAATTAATATTTTCTGTGTGACCTTCATATATCGAAGGCGCATTAGTAGCAATTTTACACTTCATATTTACTTTATGATATCCTATAGATGTTATATTACTATAATCAATAAGTGATTGAAGAGTATTACTTACTTTATCTTCTTCTTTTTGTCTTGTACATATACTTAGGTAAATCATGAACTCTAATAATAATAGCGAAGACCTCGAAAGAATTTCAGAAGAATTTAAAAAATGTTCTCGTGACTGTGAATATTTTACAAACAACTACATCAAAGTTGTGCATCCAATGCGTGGAATGGTCAACTTTAAACTTTACCCGTTTCAGTCTCGTATCCTAGATGAATTCCAAGATTACCGCTTAACCATCTTAAGGAAGTTCAGACAGGCGGGTTGCACAACTCTAATGGCTGCATATGCACTACACTTTTGCATATTTGGTACAAACAAAAGAGTTGCTATCTTATCTAAAGGTGATGCTGAAGCAAAGGAAGTTATTTCTCGTATAAAGATCATGTATGAAGAATTACCGTTCTGGATGAAGCCTAAGACCACCAGAGACAATGACCACACTCTTTCTTTTGAAAATGGGTCATCAATTCAGTCTAAAGCATCAGGTAAGCAATCAGGTCGTTCAATATCCGCTTCGTTGTTAATTCTTGATGAGGCAGCTTTTATTGAGCATATTGATACCATTTGGGCTGCTGTTGGTCCGACAACGTCCACAGGTGGTCGTGTGGTGTGTTTATCTACAGTTAACGGTATTGGTAACTGGTTTCATAAAATGTATACACAGGCCATGGAGGGTGATAATGGATTTCATCCAATTAATATTAAATGGCAACAGCACCCAGAGTATAAAAGACATAAGGGCTTTGAATGGTTGTATGAGGAGATGGAGGCATGTAGCCCGCCCATCGATGTTGATAAGTGGGAGCATCAGACCAGAAGAAAGCATAGCTACAAGGAATGGTTACAAGAGTATGAGGCTAGCTTCCTAGGTACTGGCGAGACTTATATCGAGGGAGAGATTCTTCGTAATTTGAAAGAAAATTGTAACAACGATTATTGGATTAAGTACAACAATAGGATGCGTATCTGGGAGGATCCTAAACCTAACCATGAATATGTCTTAGCTGCTGACCCCTCAATTGGCCGTGAGAGAGATTATTCTGCATTTCATATCATTGACATCTATAATGGTAAACAGGTGGCTGAGTTTTACTCGAATAGAACACCTATCAATGAATTTGCTAAAATCATATCAGATGAGGGTCGCCTATACAATACTGCCTTCGTATGTCCTGAGAGAAATGGCATTGGCAACAATCTAATTTACTTTCTAAGGGAGGAATTAGAGTATGAGAACTTGGTGATGGATGACAAGCGAGAGATCGGAATTTTGATTACTCAGAAAAATAAAGAGACTTTATTAGCCGATCTTGAGCATAATATAAGGTCAGGTAGAGTTTTAATTAACTCGGAGAGACTCGTTAATGAACTTTTAACATTCATTATAGATACTAACACGGGTAAGGTTAAGCCTGATACTAACTGTCATGACGATTTAATTATGTCGTTTGCTACCGCTATTAACGTTTTTAATAACTTAAGAGGGAATGCTTTCATAGAAAGGGGAGAAGAGGACACTTATATCCCTCCAGCCATCAGTAACGCTTATACATATAAAGTGAAGACATCTACGGATGATTTAACAGAAGAGAACATTACATGGCTGCTAAGAAACTAAACGAAGGGGGTGAAGGCTACACCCAATTTGGAAGCCCTCAAAAACCTTATAATCAACCTTTTGGTCTGATTGGCCGGTTCTTTAAGAAATTCTTTGCCCGTGAGGTTGAGGATCATACCGAAGATCAATACCAGGATCCCATCTCCAAACGGTTGGTTGATAAGCCTAAGACTCTCGCAGGCGATACCGTACAGGCTCAAGATGTTATTAAAATCCCATCTGAGATGGGTCATAAGAGGACGTTCTATCCAATCCTACCCGCAGTAGAATATGATAGAAAGAAGAGATATAAGGAGTATGAGGATATGGATGGATATCCTGAGATCTCATCTGCCTTTGATATTTATAGTGATGAGTGTACTCAAGAGAATCTTGATGGCACAGCTTGGGATATTGTAACTGACGATGAAATGAGTAAGCAAGAGGTTCAGAACATGTTTGAACAAACAAACATGAATCGATACCTTTGGGACATTTCAAGAAATGTTGTTAAGTATGGTGACATCTTCGTTGAAACCATTGTTGATCTCAACAACATTAAGCGTGGTATCCAGCGGATTAAGATTCTTAACCCAAGTTATATCTTTAGGGTTGAAGACGAGTTTGGTTATCTAAAGCAATTCTTGCAGGAGATTCCTAAGAAGAACGATTGGACAACCTACGGTTCTATTGGTCCAGCACTTGATGACGCTCAGATGATTCCTTTGGATCCTGGGCAGATCATTCATCTAAGGTTGCATACCTCAGACCCTACTCACTATCCTTACGGTAAGTCGATAGCAGCGGCTGGCAGAGTAGTCTACAAGAGCCTTAAGATGATGGAAGATGCAATGCTTATCTATCGTCTAGTTCGTGCTCCTGAGCGTCGTATCTTCTATATTGATACCGGATCACTGCCTGCTTCTAAGGCTGAAATGCATATTAAGAAGCAGATGGATAAGTTCAAAAAGAAAAAGAGCTACAACTCCCAAACAGGCAACATTGAAGAGAACTTTAATGCGTTAGCCGCTGATGAGGACTTCTACATTGCGGTCAACGGAAAGGGAACTGGAACCAAGATTGAAACTCTCCCAGGTGCAGAGAATCTTGGTGAAGTTGATGACGTTAAATACTTCAGAGATAAGTTGCTAGCTGCTCTTAAGATTCCAAAGGATTACATTGTTGAAAAGGATCAAGCCCCTGAGCGCAAAGCTAACCTATCTCAATTAGATGTAAAGTTTTCTAGAGTTATTACTAGAATTCAAAAGTCCATTGAACTTGGATTAGAAACGTTGGCTAAGAGACACTTAATGCTTAAGGGTTTCCCAACTACGCTTATTGATAAGTTAAAGATTAAGTTACCTGCTCCATCTGACATGGCTCTTAAGAGAATGTTGGACACTGACGAGCAGAAGGCTAGAGTGGTTCAAGCCGTGAAGGGCCTTGGTATATTCCCAATCGAACAAATCTATAAAGACTACTACCAGATGTCGGATGCTGAGATTGAAGATGCCAAGAAGGGTCTTGAGGAAAATCAAAAGGATCCGGTGTTTGGACCGATGATGGCTACTGCCGATCCTATGATGGGTGGCGCACCTCCTATGGGTGGTCCCCCTATGGGCGAGCCTCCTATGCCGGGTGAGGAGGGTATTCCTCCCGCTCCAGCAGCAGAATCTCTGGACTATGATGCTATGAAGTCCTTGGCAATTGAATCAGGTTGTGACTATGAATTGATCAAGTTACTTGAGGATATGAGCGAGAAAGAACATTTTAACAAAAGATCCCCTAAAGAAAGGGCTAAATAATTCTGAATAAATATATTTATCATGTTAACGAATCTGATTGAAAACCGTGGAAAAGAGTTTAGCAACCTAATTAAGATTGGGGATTACTTGGCTCGTACTCTAAGAGAGAACGTTGAACTGTTTTCTGCTGAGGAGGGTGTAGCTACCTATTTAACTGAGAATGGCTCAGTAATTAGAGGTAAGTATACTTTCAAACCAACTTTAAAGTTAAGCAAGATTATTGTTGAGGATGCAGAAGTCCTTGAGAACATTAAGACTTTTGAAGAGGCTACCAACAATAAGGTAACTGACATACTTTCAAACTTACTTGAAGATGATTACCAAGGGGCTGAAGGTTCCTTTGATAAGATCCTTTCTTTGTATGAGACTAAGCTTACTTACGATAGAATTAAGATTAGACTACAAGAGAAGACTGAAAGATTTGGAGAGACTACTAAGATCACCTCATCAGATGAATTCCAACGTGTCAATGAGATTAGAAGTCAGTTAGTATCCTTCCTAAAGGGTAATAGCAACTTACTTGAATCTACTGGTATGAAGACGGGTATGAAACTAGTAAGCCTAGTCTCCACCAGTTTTAATCTTCCTAAGCGCACTATCGATCAGATTCAAGAGGCTAAGGAGATTGAGGTTAGGTTTATTGGTAAGTCCAACATCTACGAGCATCTTTGCAGAAAGGAACTTATCCAGAAGGAATTATTGGAGGCAAAGCAGAGCTTCGACAACTTATGGGTAGATAACGTTTGCGTTCAAGATTTAGCCTCCATGATCTTTGAGAGCGACTTAGAGACAATAAGATATAAAGTGGCTCAAACCATTTCTGACGCTCCTTATCTTGCATTAGCAACTAAGAAGCAGATCACTGGTCTTGTGCGTAACTCGTTATCTTTGAGTGAGATTAGAGTAACTCAAAGGGATCTTAACAAGTTTTCAGGAAAGATCTATGAGATGAAGAAGCCCATTAAGCAATATGTGCTTGATGTTCTGAATGAGAAGTATGGCATTGATGTTCGTAAGCTTGATGAAGTTCCTACGTTCAAGACGCTAGCTATAACTGAAGCTGAGATAATTGCTCAAATTGCAAAGCACGCTGCGAAGGGTTCAATTGTTAGGAAAACTCTTGTTGAGTTTGTTAATTCTTTAAGAACTAAGAATGGCGCAGAAGCTATTGACCTTGCTGTATTCCTTGAAGATCTGTTCATCGAAGCTGGGCATGGGGAATCACTTAACGAAGCCAGTTTGATGGATTACATGGACTTTACGAAGGTCGCTGCTGATCTTGGTAAGATTGGTCAAGTGCTTAAGATGCTTGTCCCTGCTGTAGAGAAAGCTGCTGATCAAGTCGAAGATCACGGTGGAGATATGGGAGGTATGGGTGCTGAGGCTCCTATGGGCGATGAAGCTCCTATGGGTGATGAAGCTCCTATGGATGCCGAGGCTCCCGAAGATCCACTAGGAACTCCAGATGAGCTAGATAGTGGTGCTGAAGTTCCTATGCCTAATGACGGCATGGATGCAGAGGCAGCAGCCGCAGAGGTAAACGGTGAAGTTGCCGATGAAGAAGAGGAAGTAGATGATGCTATGCCTCAGGCAGAAGACCCCATGGAGGACGAAGAAGAGGGTGACGAGTTCCCCATGGAGGACGAAGAAGAAGAAGCAGAAGAGATGCCTCAAGACGATCTAACTGGCCTGCTGTCTAAGCTTGAAGATCTCCTGTCCGACCTTAAGCCTGATGGTGATGATGAGGAAGAGGACTTTGAAGAGGATGGAGAGGAGGACTTTGAAGAGGAAGGTGAGGAAGACTTCGAAGACGAGGAAGAAGACTTCGAAGAAGAGGAAGAAGACTTTGAAGAAGTAAAGGGTAAGAAAAAGAAGAAGCCGGATCCCGAACAGTATAAGACTTAAGGATAAATAGATGACCTTTAATAAGATACCACTTGCCCTTGGATTTAATAGTTCAACAGGCAATGCGTCG